AGGATAGTTAAGGCCCTCGGTCTTAACTCCATAAAACTTTATGAGGGAAGGTTTATCAAGGAGCTTGATACTCAGGGCTTGAGGCTTGAAGCTTGCTCCTCGGGGCTTGAGGCTTGCTTCTCGAGGCTTGCAGCTTGCGGCTTGCCACCTGCAGAGGCTTGACGCTTGCCGCTTGAGGCTTGAAGCTTGTGGCCCGGACCAGGCGAACGCTGATTCCCAGCCGTCGCCGGTTCTTTGCTAATTGCCTGGTCCGATTTATTACGCTCGCGTAATTCTTTATAATACTTTGGATGTTTAAAAACGTGCATTTAATGTTTACCGTAACAAATGTTTTTTATATTAGAATCCCAACATTGTCTACAATCTTTGCACTCGTTATTCTGATCAGGGGCTGGACATGTCCTGTCTTCTGGCTTGGTTGACACGGTCGACGTGTGAGGCCAACTTGCAATTGCAGGTTGGTCAATCATCTGGCCTGAAAATCTTATTACTAAATTTTTTGGACACTCTGGCAGGAAGTGCTTCACCCAGGCTTCACGCGTTGGCATCCAGTGCTTGACCTGCGGGGTGAGCTTTGCAACAGCAAAAATTTTGAGCAGGTGCTCTTCGTCCTGGACGTCGCCGGAGTCGTGCCATCTAAACTCTTTTGATTTTTTACTATTAATAAGTAACGCCATCGCTCCAACCCAGAGCGGGCTTCGGATGGCCTCGAGTCTTCTATACTGTGCAGCCTGAACAACTGGAAACACGTAGCAACCCTTCAGAGCATAACAGCCGCTGCAGACTGAGCCCGGAACCTTGGCAAGCTTTGAGCCAGTTTTACATTCTGCAGCTGGTAACCCATAGGCCCAGCCAGGCATCTTTGAAGGCTTTGAAAGTCCTCCGACAATTTTTAATGCTTCATTTGTTTTCATAATTCTTTCTCCTATGAATTCCTATAACATTATAATACTTTCTTGTCAAGCTTGCCGCTTGAAGCTTGCAGCTTGCGGCCTGCCGCTTGTAGCCTCTAGCCTCCAGCCAACGCCAATGATTGATTAAAATTTTTTGTTTACTCATAATTCCTTTCTGTTCTACTTTAGAATCATTCTAAAGTGGCTGATGGATGCGCGCTCCTCAAAGCAGTCAGCCGCTGCTCAATTAACAAATAAGACCAGCCCTGTTCCGCCGTTATCTAGTATCGGTACGTGGTGGCGAACTAGAATTGCAACCATCCACGAAAAGTTAGGCACGTTGACTGATCCCAGATCCATTGTTGGACTAATCGCTAGCTAGAACGCCCACAATGGATCAGGGATCAGTTGCAGTTGTGAAAGGTAAGTGTGAACAGCACTTTGTTTTACAACTGCAAGTTGTCCCGCCTTTATAGTTTATGGTCGATAAAGGCTAATGAAGACCATTCTCTAATTTTTTACTTCCATCTCCTTTGTTAACACTAAAGGTTGACGAAATTGTGACGCCTCTAAAATTTTTAATCTTTTATTTACAAGAATATTTAGTTCACCTTGTGCTTTATTAATTTCTGCAATATTTTTAAAAAGTTTTAAAAGTTCTTCATCTGTATAAGTGTTGCTCATAATTGCACTTTCCAAGTTGTTGTTGCAGTTCTATAACCGTCATTGTCCAAGTCATAATAAGTCATGCAAGGTACACCATCTTTAGATGTAAAGTATCTGCATAACTCAGTCCACTTAGCATTTCTTGTTATATGCTTTTTGTGCTTCTTAGCCCAAAAAGTTATTTTAAATGTTTTATTTATTTCCATATTATTTTTTCCTTTCATATTAGGATAATCCCATATTAATATGGCAGAAATAAGGCAGATACAAAAAAAATATTTTAAGGGTGCGACACTATTATCCTTTACAATCCCAAATTATCCTATATAATAGGGGTGGGAGGTCGGGGATATAATATCCGATATATCTACTTTAGAATCATTCTAAACTGGAAGCATACAACCACAGGTTGAATTTTTTTTAAAAAAATGTTTTGACAATTTTTTAATTTAGGAATATATAGGACATAGAAAGGAAATATAAATATGCAAAAACAAAAAAGAATAACACTTAACGCAGAAAAGCGAAAAGTAATTGCAGATCAATTTCAATCTTTTTACGAAAGTAAAGTAAAAGAAAAATTGATTGACGCAAAAAATCAATATGACCTTTTGCGAGAAAAAGCAAAAGAGCAGATTGAAAAAGTTGTAAGGTATCATCAACCACAAGAAGATATTGATACAATTCGTGGAATGATTAGTAAATATGGTAATCGTGGTGGCGAATTGTATGAAGATAATTGTTTTTATGTTCAAAGGGACATTATCAAAGTTGATGATGAGGGTCGAGAGTATGAGGCAAAAGATGAAATCCATGTAAGATTTGACATGGGAAGAAATTTTGCAAGAGCATACTATCGTGATGAGATGATAGCAAAAGGTTTAAATCCTGATTATAAATTGTCTATCAATGATGATTACTCAAAAAGAAATCCAAAATATTACAATGACGAAAGTAATTGTAATAAATTTTTGGGTTATGGTGTTCGTAATGATGCAAGTGGTAATACCATGTATCCAAAAGATGAGTGGGATAATAATTTTAAACTTTGGGTGGTTGGTAGTTCTTATTGTCATAACAGACAATTTAAAGTTGATGAGAATACTCTAAACTTTTTTAAAATGTATGTTCAAAGTGCTGACAATGTAATTAAAGAACATCAACAAATGTATAGTTATGTTGAGGGTAAAATGAAAACTTTAAGATTAGGTTTAAAATCTTATAGATACTTTGACCAAGCAAAAAAACTTGCAGATAAAGTTGGAGTTGTTTTAAATGAAAGTATGTTGAATGAAAGCTCTAGTTTAGCTTTATCAATTTATAGTCCTGACAATTTGGCTAGTCTTTTGGAAGATAAGGTTGAAATGACTAGAGAAGAAAAAATCGCTTATTTCAAAGCACAACAACAATCTGTAAATTAATTTATTTTATGGGTTGACATATATGGGACAATCCTATAAGATTGTCCCATAAACAAATAGAAAGGTATAATTATGTTACAAGCAATATATTTCGCATTACACTTTGCGATGATTTTTTTAGGTGTAGTTTTAGCAATTCACTTTGATTTCTGGTTAGGCTTTGCTATTGCAACTACATTCACAATTAAATGGTTTTTTATGTTTCCACATGTTGAGGGTAGATCATGAGTGAATATAATTGGTGCCATGGTCCAAAGTGCCATAAGTCACACACCCAAGATCGAATAAGAGGGGTCAAAGGCTCAAAGGTTTTGAGGACCAGAAAAATTGCTCAGAATAATTGGAACTCAACAACGCAATGGTCCCACTTTTGTAGTCAAGGTTGTTGGAATGATTTTGCTTTTGCACATTGGGAAGAATTTATAAATCTACACCCAAGACCCGAGGCACTTGAAACACCAATAGATGTACAAGTAGAACAGAGGACCGATTGGCGTGGTCAACCATATAAAACAAAAGTTATAAAAAGACTTGACGAAAGTAGACAGTCATGATAGGATTATCCTATTAACAGAAAGGAAAACATGACAACAGAGAGAACAGAAGAAAGACGTAACAGATTCAACGGCGAGTCTGTTATGCTAACTAAAGAAGAGGCTAGAAGACATGATAATATATTTATCAATGAACTAGCCGCAACTTTAGAAGATAAAGAATTAGGCTACGGCGGATCTAAGAAATGGGACAATGTACGTGCTGACTTAGATTGGTTTAGAAAACATAACGCCGACGCTTATATGGTCCTATTGGACTAGCCTTTCTGACATACTCTGGCCCTCCGGGCCAGGGTAGATGCGGGGGCCTAACGTATTAATACTTGGTGCGGTGTGCCGCTTAAACATGGACAACCAGGCTAACTAGTATTATGATGATCGGCTTAATCTGCTAGACTCCCCGCACACATAGAGGTACCACGCCCGTTTACGATTTTACAAAATTTATAATAATTGTTTTTTTATATACAGACTAGGGGTCCCAGAGCAACGTATTTATGCTAGGTTTTTTAAATAGATAGTGGTAAAATACTTTTTAAGTTTTCAAAATACTTGTAAAAAAATTTTGCGGAAAAATTTTTATGAATGAAAAATTTATACAGAACTTAGATAAACTACCTGCTGACGTTAGAAGAGAGTTTGCTTTATTAGCAAATCGTTATGGCGAAAAGAAAAAACAAGATACAATTCAAACTGATTTCTTGTCTTTCGTAAAACACGTCTGGCCAGATTTTATAGAAGGATCACATCACAAAAGAATCGCAGACAAGTTTAACAAACTTGCATCTGGTGAAATCAAAAGACTAATTATTAATATGCCACCGAGGCATACCAAATCAGAATTTGGATCTTATCTTTTACCTGCTTGGATGGTTGGTAAAAATCCAAAACTAAAAATTATCCAATCCACTAACACGACTGAATTATCGGTGCGGTTTGGTCGTAAAGCCAAGGCTCTTATTGATTCTCCTGAGTATCAAAAAGTGTTCAAGACAAA